ACTGACTATGCTTCTACTGAAGTATTAGCTGTAGCTATTCCTGATTCTAAAGGTGCTTATCACAATTCATGGATGCGTTATGCTGAAGTTGAATATTGGCAACAATGGTACAGAGAAGTAGAACGTGGATATTGGTATTCTAGATCTGCAGACACTGTATTAGGAGCTAATGGTAGACCAGTAAGAATGGGTCCTGGAATTCAAGAACAATTAGAAGATTCTCACCAACATAGATACTCTATATTGACTGCTAAGTTAATTGAAGAGTACTTACAAGATATTTTCTACAGTAGAGTTAAGCCAGGTGCAGGAAGACAGGTTAAAGGTTTCACAGGAGAGTATGGTATGTTACAATTCCATAGAGCTATCCAAGATTGGCAAAACAAATCAGGTTTCATTAAAAATATTGAGGTTTACACTAATAAAGTGACTAACTCAGTACATACTAATGCACTTGAAGCAGGTTACCAATTTGTGAAATATAACATGGCAAATGGTGCTAGTCTTGAGTTAATCCACAATCCTCTTTATGATGATAGAGAGATTAACTTTGAAATTGATGAAGTTACAGGTTTCCCAATTGAGTCTCAAAGAATTACATTCTTAGACTTCTCAGGAGAATCTAAAAACTCTAACATCAAAATCATGAACAAGAAAGATGGTTTTGCCTTTACTTATGTTGAAGGTATGTATGGTCCTTATGGTCCTAAGAATGGAGGAAGTTCTGCTCACTCTGGTTCTTACTATGAGATGCATGTTGAAAAATCATGTGGTATCCATATCCATGATATTACTAAATGTGGTGAATTAATTTTATCTCGTAACTAAGATTCTATATAAAACTATTAAAAGCTCCTTTAACACAGGAGCTTTTGGTGGTAAAGGGAAAAAGGATTTCCTAGAATCAAGTTCATTAATTTAAAGAGAAAAGAATTATGGCATCAGTTAAAGTAGAAGTCAGACCTATTGAGTCAAAAAGATGGCACAATAAAACAGGTCAAGAGTCTTTCACAAGACCAAAAAAAATTCAAGCATTAGTAGATGGAAATACCATGAGGTATGCTACAGGACTATCAGATGCTGATATTAAAGAGTTAGCTAAGAAAGGAGTAAACTATGATTTATCTTCTCATTACAACTCTGATGTACCACACCCATTTTGGGATTCAGGTATGGCAATTATTAAGTTAGAGAACAATACAATGTTCTTTGATACTGGTAATCCTCTAGATTTTATTAAAATCAGAGTAATGAAAGCCAGTAAGTATGTAGCCAATTCAATGGCAGAGTATGATTTAGGTGCATGGCCAGAAGCTACTCATGTTATTTTTGATGAAGCAGAACAAGCCTCAGTAATGGCTAGTAAAGTGGAAACTAAAAATACTGCAATTATTGAAGCTTCTAAATTATCACTAGATAGAAAAGTACAATTGATACTTGTATTAGGTGGTAAAAATATGAAGAATCAATCAGCAGATTTTGTAGCTGTAGAACTAGACAAGATTATTACTAAGGATGCAAGTGAGTTTTTAAGATATTTGAATATGGATAAAAAACAAACAGCATCACATGCTCTTGTTTTAGAAGCTCTCCAAAAATCTGTATTAAGAAGAGAAGGTCAAAGAATCTTCCACATGGATTCTCCATTAGGTATTGATGAAATTGAGGTTGCAGAGTACCTATCAAAAGAAGAGAATCAGGATATTAAAATGCTAATATTATCTAAGATTAACAACTAAGAGTTATGACAACTAGGGAAATGCACTATGACTTCAAAAAGAAGTTTAACAAAATAGACAGTCAAAAAAACAAGAACTTATTAGTTCCTGAAATTGATTGGCTTCTTAATGAAGCTGCAGAACTCTTTGTTAAAAAAATTGCACAACCTAAAGCTGATAATGGTCTTGGTTTTGAAATGTCTCAGAGAATAATAGATGATATTAAAAGCATTGTTATAGGAGGTACATGGACTCCTGTAATTAATAATGTGATTGCTTTACCTCTTAACTATTTATATTTTGTAAGATGCAGAGTAAAACTTTCAAAAGGAAAATGCAAAGGAGAAGAAGCAGTTCTTTTTATTAGAGAACATAATGATTTGTTTGAAGAAAGTCAATTCTATAATAGTTCTTTTGAATGGAGAGAAGTTAATGGAATTTATGAATCACAAGGGATTCAATCTTTTACAGATGGAACCTTTACAATAGATGAAGCAAAGTTGTCTTATATACGCAAAATGGCTTATATGCATAATGCCCAAGATTTTGGGACAGGAAGCTATAATCATCCCTCAGGTGTTACCTTAACAGGTACTGTGAATTGTGATCTCCCAGACCACACCCATAGGGAAATTGTTGATATAGCAGTGATGCTTGCTGCAAGTGAAGTGCAAACTTCAGACTTACAAGTGAAAGCTAGTAAGTTAGGTTTTAATCAGATTGTTTAATTAAAAAAACTAGAAATTATGAGTAATCGTAACAATGACGTTTTTCAAGTATTAGTTACTTCAGGTAACAGTGCTTTAGCAGCTAGTGGAACTGCTTATGATGCCTTAGGTGTAGGACAATTAGGAGCCTTTAATCCTGAAACAAATGTAGCTTATGGGGCAACAGCTCCTGCAGGTACTAAGAACATTGTGTTTGCTGTAGGAGTAGACAAAACAGGATCAGGTAACTTAGAAGACATCAGAACTTCTGCTGGACAATTTATCCAAACTAAAGGTATTACAGACCTTACTTTCCAACCTCATACTGCTGGTCAAGCTATGAAAGTTAATGTAGGTAACTACAAAGCTGATGCTGAAACAGAGTATGGAATAAGAATTGAGTTCCGTAATGCAAAAATCAATAGAATACAAGGGTTTAACCAATTTAGTAAAGCTTTCTTGGTAAAAACTCCTGCTACTGCTGATTGTACTACTGGATGTGGTTCTACAGATGCTAATGTTTTGACTCAATTGTTTATTGATGCTATCAATGCAGATGCATCTAAATTAGTTGTAGCTCAAGCTATTGCAAGACAACCTATAGTAATTCTTACTCATGGTACTGCTGCTGCTTACAGTACAGGAGATGTAATGACTCCTGCTGATGTTGCAAGATTGATTGTATTCAATTCAACTGCATTACCTGCTAATGAAGTATTTACTGATATTCAATTAGTAAGTCAACCTTTAGCTATTGGAACTTACTGTTCTGTAAACTTACATTACTACAAATTGTTAGAAACAATTCTTATTGTTTCTTTAATTGAAGGTTTTGGAGGTTCAGGAGCAACTACTATTAATCAATACCCTGTGTATGAAGAAGGTAGTGGAGTTAATATCCAACAAAAAGAGTACCATGCATCAGGATGGGCAGGTTCAGGACCTTACAAACTTTCTCAAGTTACAGGTACTGCTTATGAAAACATTCAATATCTAGCTTCTAAAACAGCTAAGTATGACCAGTTTATTGTACAGTATAATCAAACTTCTGAAGCAGGATGGCAAGAATATAGTAACAATTTAAGTACTGTTATTGCAATCCCAGAAGCTAGCACTGTAACAAGACAAGCTGTAGCAACTTTCTTTAACTCATTCTTATCCACTTCTGGATTTGAAACTTTAGTTGATGATGCTGCTGCTTCTAGTGTTACCCCTACTGTAGTAGAACCAGTTGTATCTTCAACTGATACTGATGGTTTAGCATAAGCTTAAAAATTAGTTTAAAAAAAATACCCTTATCTTTATAAGGGTATTTTTATTTTTGTATATTTGTAACAATTAAATTAAAGATAGTCATGGCTCTTAATTACAGTTTTATTAAATATAAAGATGTTTACACTATTACTAATAATGAATTAGTAGTATTAGGTTACACTTTAAGTAAAGAAACTTGTGATGCTTCTGTTGTTTTAAAGACAGGTACAGTTCCTGTAAATCAAAGTGTAGTATTAGATATTAAGGTTGATGGCAATTATACATTTACCCCTTATACTGAAAATGAAAATGGTACTTCAATTATTGTAAAAAATTATAATAACCTATTAATTTCATTAATAGAGGGAACTGAAAAAATTGTTTGTGGTTGTAGTAAATGTAATGACTGTGAAGAGTGTTCAGTTTGTGAAGACTATCTTTCTGTATTTATGAAAGACATTGCTTTTGATACTTTAAATACCCCTTTATATAAAGATTATATAGATAAAATTCAACAAGATACTCTTTGTGATTTTACTGAAAGTATTACATGTGCTTTACTAAAAGAAAAAGTGTATGGTAATGCTCCTGTAAAAGAAGTAATGGTTAAAATTCTTTCTTATTATTATTTAGCTTTTTATCGTAAAGATTTATCTTTAGGTTCAGATATAGAGGAAAAACAATATATAACTACTAAATATAAATTTGTAAGTATTTCACAATGCTTAAAAAAATTAGGAGTTAATCCTCAAGAAATTAATAATGTAGATTTTTCAATTTTTAATAATGCTTTTAATAACATCTTTTCATAATGACAACAAATACTCAAATTAAAACACAAGTTGATTTAGATATTACTTCTAAAACAACTACAGCAAGTATTACTCCTGCTAATGTAGGAAATAATATAAAAACACTAGTAGACTATGTTGATCAAGAAACTGCTACTGTTTCATTAAAAGAAAATTTATCTAATAAATCTAGTGCTATAACTACAGAAACAACTGATACAAAATATCCAAGCATAAAAGCTGTTAAAGATTATGTAGATGGGTCTATTGGTGATGCTATAGCTGATGTTACTGTAGATATAACAGCCCTTTATACTTTAAAAGAAGATAAGTCTAATAAATCTAATAATATAGCAACTGATGCAGCAAGTACTGTTAAGTATCCTTCTGTAAAAGCAATTAAAGATTATGCTGATGGTTTAGTAATAGGTCTTGTAGATGATAGAGGTAACTTTACTCCAAGTGCAACATCTCCAGGAGGATATCCATTAACAAGTTCAGGACTTGGTGGTAGTGGAGTAGCAGGAGCTATTAAAAAAGGAGATTTATGGTATGTTGCTGCTAATGGATTTATAGGAACAACAGCAGTAAGTGTAGGTACAAGTGTTAGAGCATTAGTTGATAATCCTGGTAGTACAGCAACTAATTGGAATATATTAAATGTAGGATTAGGATACACTTCTGAAAATCAAGCAAATAAATCTATAGATGTAGTTACTGATGCAGCATCTGACGTTAAATATCCAAGTGTTAAAGCAGTTAAAACTTATGTAGATAATAGAACAGGAGCTGTAAAAACTTATGGAGTAATATCTTTAACTGCAGGAGTTACTAAACCTATATTACCTTATGATTTTAACAATGTTCAAAAAAATAACACAAGTGAATGTGTGTTACCAACAACAACAGAAATTGGAAAAGAAGTAATATTCTTTGCTTCAAGTTATGTTGGAACAGTTACTATATATGCAAATGAAGCAGGAACTCCTAGACTACAAGGTATTTTTAATGGAGGAATTTCAAGTGCTTCAGGATCTTTTGCAATTAATGCAAATGAAACTTATAGATTTGTATCTTTAGCAAGTGGTTATTGGTATTGTGAAAAAATAATAGATGTATCTGTACCTACCTTTCAACTTCTTTCAGAAAGAACTACAGATGTAACTTTAGCAACTAATTCTGATTTTAAATATCCTACTGAAAGAGCTGTAAAAACTTATGTAGATAATAAACTTGGTACAGTTAAGACAACAGACAATATACTTTCTAATACAAACTCTGCTCCATTTCCATATAGTGATACAGATTTTACTATGTTTGTTTCAGGGAATTCTTTTTCTTTGCCTATATCTGCATTAGGAACTGTAAAATACATTAGAACAACAAGTACAGCAACTCTTTATGCTAGTCCTAATCCAGGTGTAGGAGCTTCTATTAATTTCCTTCTTCCTACTGGAAGTGGTAATAGTACAATAGCTCTTGCTTCACAAAAAGTTTATAGATTTACTTTTATAGGAGGATTTGGAAATCCTAGTATTTCTTATTGGGTAGCAGAAATAATGAATACTCTTAGTTAAAAGACAGTTATAATAGATTAAAACAAAATAAGGAGATTGAAATAAGTCTCCTTTTATTTATCTTAATATGAGTACACTAGAACAACTTAAAAAAGACAATCACTGTTTAAAAGAACAAATAATGTTTCTTTTAAAGTATTGTCTTGCTGCTACAAGTTGGAGTCCTAATCATACTAGTGTCACAAATAACAAGTATCAAAAAGGTACTTTAGTTTGGTATGAAGATTATGTATATGAGTGTCTAGTAGCTAATAATTCTATCCCTGTCAGTAATGAGTACTATTGGCATAAAATAAATCTTGGACATCTTCTTGCTCAAGAAGTGCCTATACCTACTACACCTGGGCCAGGTATTTATTCCTTTCTTTCTCCTCTTATAGAAGAAAATGAAGTTGTTTCTATACTACAAGCTGCTATAAATCAAGATGGTTATCTAAGTTCTGTTGATTGGAATAAATTTAATAATAAACAAAATGCTTTACCTACAGGTGGGACTTCTACTCAATACTTAAATGGAGACCTTGTTTGGACAGAGTTTCCTCCTTTAGCTTCTACATTACAGGAAGTTACTAATAATGGAAATACTACAACAAAGAATATTATTGTTGAAAATAGTGATTATGACACCACTATACACCCTCAATACATAATAGCTGAAAGTAAGTTTACAGGTCAATATGCTAATATGACTGGAGATGGAGTTGTTGCTATAAAAACAGGTACTCATGAAGGAACTATTAGAACTACAAATCTAAATAATAATATTAATTTAGAGATGCCTAATAAACCTGGCGGAGATTATACCATTGCAACTACTGATGATATTCCAGATATTTCAGGCAAAGAAAATTCTTCTAATAAAGTAACAACATTTACAGGAAATGAAACTTCCACAACAAAGTTTCCAGTTGTAAAGGCTATTATTGATTATTTTACAGGTTCAAGAATTAGAACTATTTTAGGAATTACAACACTATCTGGAAGTAATACAGGTGATCAGGATTTGAGCGGATTAGTTATTAAAAATACTGCAATTACAGGAGCAACAAAAACTAAAATAACTTATGATTCAAAAGGATTAGTTACAAGTGGTGCTGATGCTACTACTGCTGATATTGCTGATAGCACTAATAAAAGATACGTTACTGATTCTCAATTAACTGTTATTGGTAACACAAGCGGAACTAATACAGGTGACCAAAACTTAACAGGATTAGTTCCTTATACTGGAGCTACACAAAATGTTGATTTAGGTACATTTGAAGTTAAAGCTACAAAAGTAGTAAAAGCTGGAGGGCAACCTCAACAATTTTTAAAAGCAGATGGTTCTGTAGATAATAATACTTATTTAACTTCAGCGGTAACATCTGTTACAGCAACAGGTCCTATAACTTCATCAGGAGGAAATACACCCGTTATATCTACATCTATGGCTACTAATAAGTTAATTGGTAGAAGTACAGCAGGTATAGGTGTAATGGAGGAAATCACTATAGGTACAGGGTTAAGTTTAAGTGCAGGCACACTAACAAATACAGCTACATATAATTCTCCTCTTACGACTAAAGGAGATATATTTGTTAGAAATGCTACAGTTGATACTAGATTACCAGTTGGACTTGATACTCAAATATTACTTGCAGATAGTTCAACTACTACAGGATTAAAATGGGGAACTAATACAGCTGCTACACCTACAGGATATTACTTAGCAATATCAGATAGTACAACACAAGATAATCCTACAGCAAATATACCAAGAGCTGTAAAGTTTGATACTACAGATTTATCTAATGGATTTTCATTACAAACAGAAACTGCTGTATTTACAGGAACTATTAATAATGGTGGAGCAGGTGCAGGGACTATATTAACTGTTACAGGTGTTACATCAGGAACATTAAAAGTGGGAATGGTATTAACAGGTGGTAGTATAACAGCAGGAACTTTTATATCTGCATTTACAAGTGGTACAGGGGGAATAGGTACTTATGTAGTTTCAGTTTCTCAAAATAGAACATCTGCTACATATACAGGAACAATGACTTCTCAAATTGTTGTTGCTAATACAGGTGTATACAATTTACAGTTTTCTTCGCAAATGGATAAGAGTGATGCAGGTGTTGATTATGTAAATTTTTGGTTAAGAAAAAATGGAACTGATATAACTGCAAGTTCAGG